CGTCCGAGCTTTCGCAGGTGATGGCCTACACCAACCAGTTTGGGATCACCCTTGAGGACATGCTGAAGAAGGCATGGCCGAACATGGTGATCGAGTTCCTGCCGGAAGCCGGTGTCACCATGTCGGGCGGCTACACCAGCACCAACGTCATGCAGATGTTCGTGCCGGAAGTTGATGGCGTCGAGACCGTCACCACGGCTTTCACCGAACGTCTGACCATGCACCGCCTGGAGCAGTATTCCACCAATGCGCGCCAGAAGATGTCGCGTGGCGGCTGGGGCACGATCTGGAAACGTCCGATGGCTGTTGCCCAGATGGTGGGGATCTGAACATGGCTGATACCGTTACCGTCCTCTGCCGTATGCCGCACGGCCTGCGTCTGCGCCTCTCCCCCGAGGGAGACGCAGAGCGTCGCGCCAAGCTGAGCGAGGAAAAGCGTCCTGACCTGAGCCCGGTCAGCTACGTCAAGGAAGTCGAGATCGCTGGCGCAAACCGCGCCCCGAACTACCATCCGAAGGACAATGTTCTGCTCGGTCGCGTCGGTCGTACCACGGTCGATAAGGCGTTCTGGGATGCATGGGTCAAGCAGAACGCAGACAGCGATCTGGTGAAGAACCGGTGCGTCTTCGCAGAGCAGACGGATGCCCGCGCGAATGCCCGGGCGGACGAGTTCAAGACCGAGAAGACCGGCTTTGAACCCCTCGACCCCGAGGAAATCAAGCGCAAGGGCCTCGCCGCGGCTGAAGAAGCGGCACGAGCCCGGGTCGCGGCCTGATGAGCGGGTCGGTCACGTCGCAACCGGGCGTCGTCACGTTCGATTATTCGACGTGGTCGGCCCTCTATCCGGCATTGGAGCCAAACACCAATCAGGTGCAGGCGGAGGATTACTTTGCTCAGGCTTGCGACATCCTGAACAACACGCCCCGCAGCCCGGTCCAGAACCTCGGCAGGCGCGCTCGCCTGCTCAATCTGCTGACCGCCCATATCGCGCAGCTCAACCTGCCGGCTGATGCCGGGGGGAATGGCGCGGGGACGGTCGGGCGCGTGGCGAGCGCAGCTGAAGGATCGACCTCAGTGTCTCTCGACATGGGCCCATCCAGTCAGTCGTCAGCGTGGTTCATGCAAACCCAGTACGGCGCGACCTTCTGGCAGATGACGGCGTATCTCCGACAGATGCGCTTCGTTCCCGGCCGGTCGCCCAGAGCAAGGATCTGGCCCTGATGGCAAAGACCGCAATCAAGGGCATGGCCCGGCTTCAGGCAACGCTGAACGGTAAGGTTCAGGGTGTGCAGAAGAACTGGATGGCCCGGCTGCTGGATCGGGTGCTGAGACGGGGCGCGCAGATGCATCTCAACGCGGGCTTTCTGGAAGGGGCTTCATACCCTGATGGAACGCCTGTGGCGGCCGTAGCCTACTGGAATGAGTTCGGCACGTCTCGCATGCCTTCACGTCCTTTCATGCGTGAGACGATCGCCAAAAATCAGGATCAGTGGCCGAGACTTCTGGCGGCATGCCTCAAGCAATCAGGCGGAGATCTCGAAAAGGCGCTGGACATGGCTGCTGAGCGTATCGTGGCCCAGATCCAGGAAGAGATCAGAACATTTCAGTCTCCGCCGCTTGCTCCATCCACAATCAAGGCCAAGGGCTTCGACAAGCCCCTGATCGACACCGGCCACATGCTGAACAGTGTCGGCTACGAGGTGGTGAATGATTAACGTCTTCGCCATCGCCAATACCGCGACGAACGCGGTCAATCCGCCCATTCAGGCCATCCTTAGGGTCTCGGATGGTGAGACGGTCAATCCGGATTTCAGCGTCACACCGAAGACCACGGATCTGCTCTGCACGATCAAGGTGCAGGCCCTGAGCACGTCGGACCTGCAGCGCATCCAGAATATCACCCAGCAGTCCGACATGAGGGCTGTTTACATCGCGGGCGGCATCAAGGGACTGAACCGGGCGCTTCAGACAGGCGGAGATGTGCTGAACTTCTACGGCTCGGACTGGCTGGTCACGCAGGTGCTTGAAGAATGGGGGTACGGACGATGGTCCAAACTTGCGGTGACGCGCCAGACGTCGCCAGCTCAGGAATAACTTTCACTCCCACGGACAGCGCGCTCTATCTGGCACTGGGTGAGTACCTCAAGACGGTTCTCCCCGCTCCTTTCCGCCTCCGGCAGGGTCAGCAGAACAGAACGCCCCCCCCGGTCGGGCCGTATTGCGTGATGCAGCTCGTCACGACACGGCTTCTGGCGACGAACGGCTGGTCCTACACGGACACGTCTCGCCTCGTCATAGAGATGCGTGAGGTCACAGTACAGGTCAGTGCATTCGGCGCGGGTGCGGGTGACGCGCTTAAACAGGTCTGCGGGCTGTGGCGTGATTTCTACACAACCGACTGGTTTCGGGCGAACCGTCCGATACTGTCCCCGCTCACAGCGGCTGAACCCCGCCAGCTTGGCTTCTCCAACTCGGAGAACCAGTACGAGGACGCCTGGTCTGTCGATCTGAAAATACAGGTCAACTACCAGCGCACCATCCCGCAGCAGTTCGCCGATCAGATCAAGGTCACGACCATCCCGGCCGACCTTCCCCCTACGCAGGAGTAAGCCTTAAATGGCAACCCAGACTTCTATCCCCATTTCACAGGTGGTGAGCGTCTCGCCGAGCGCGATCAATGTCGCGGGCGGCGTGGATTTCATCAAGGGCCTGATTGTTACGCAGAATGCTGCAGTAGCGGCGGATGGCGCTATTGTCGGGTACAGCAACGCGACGGACGTAGCGACTGCGGCGGGAGGTAGCGCCATGGTTGAGGCGCAGATGGCGAATGCCTATTTTGGCGGCTTCTCAGGCGCAAGCCAGACGCCTTCCACGCTCTATTTCGCCGGAAAGAGTTCTAGCGACAGTCAGGCGTTTGGGGACTACCTCTCCGCGTTGATCGCGCAGTCGCAGGACTTCGCCGGTATCTCTTTCGCTTTCGAACCTGGCCTTTCCGACAAGCAGGCTATTGCCACCTGGAACGCTTCTCAAAACAAGCGGTTTTGGGTCGTGATCTGGGACACGGACGCACAGGCGACTGTCGCGAATAGCGCTGAAGCCTTTGGCAATTGGCTCGCCTCGGGATCTTATGACGGCGTTTCTGCTGTTTATCAGGACCCAGTCTTTGCGGCGGCGTGCCTTGGCTGGATGGCTTCATTGAACTTCGATGCTACGAACGGTCGCTGGAACCTTTTTGGCCGTCAGTTTCCGGCCGTTACGGCATCTGTCACGACTGGGGCAGCCGCCAACGCACTCCAAGAGAACGGTTACACCTTCTATGGCCTCCACGCCAACGGCCTCGGACGGTTCACGTTTACGCGCGGCGGCATGGTGTCAGGTCAGTTCAAGTGGGCCGACAGCTACATCAATCAGATTTGGATGAATGCCTCCTTCCAGTCGGACATGCTGAACCTACTTCTGACCGTCGGGAATATCCCGTTCAACACGCAGGGGGACGCATTGGTATCCGCTGGCGCGCAGCCGTTTATCGATCAGGGACTTGCATTCGGCGCGATCCGGGCAGGCGTCACACTGACGGCAGAAGAAATCCTTGAGGTAAACAATGCGGCTGGATTGGCAATCGCTGATACGCTCCAGACGCGCGGTTGGTATTTGAAGCCTAATGCCTCAACAGCCGCAGCCTCCGTTCGCGGATCGCGTGGCACAATTCAGCCCCAGTTCTGGTACACCGATGGTGAATCAGTGCAGTCCATGAATCTTGCATCGATTGAGGTCCAGTAATGGCCGATACCTTCATTACGTCAGCCAATGGCATCATGACGCTGACAATCGCCTCGCTTTTCAATGCGCCGATCACGCTCCAGAACTGGGGGACAGACCGGGCATGGGAGCAGGAAGGCGTTGAGATGCTGGAATCCCAGATGTCGATTGATGGCGTCCTGAACCGTGGCTATATCCCCCGCCCGGTTAATCAGACGCTCACCTTTTCTGCTGCCTCTCCGTCGCTGATTTATTTTGAGGCGATCATCGCTGCCCAACAGTCCACGCTGACGGCGATCGCCCTTGGCGGGGAACTGACTGTCCCGGCAACCAAGCGAAAGTACACATTTTCGAATGGGGCGCTCATGACCGGCAGCGTCGCACCGAATGGCGGCACGGTCCTTGAAGCGCGGGCCTTCACCATCCAGTGGGAGAAAGTCTTCCCGGCAGGTATCTGATGAAGCAGGTCGAATGGAGCCCCGCATCTGGTGATGACGCGGGCAAGAAGTTCATCATCACCCGCATGTCCGCTTTCGCGGCGGACAAGTGGGCGCGGCACATCTCAAAAGCCGTGATCCAGAGCACCAACAAGATGTCTGAAGCCATGCTGGATCAGGCTGTTCGGCGTGCGATGGAAGAAGGCATCCTTGGCATCGCTTCCATGTCCATGACCATCTTCGCCAACATAGACGACGAAGCATGTGACAAGGCCTTTGATACGCTCCTGTCCTGCGTGCAGATCGTGCGGATGGAAGGCACGATGCCGGCCAACGTAACGGATGCCGACATCTCCGACCCTCAGACCCTGACGGACCTGCGCACGGAGGCGTTCAATCTCCACGTGGGTTTTTTCAAGGCCGCGATCTTCCAGAGTTCCCCGCTCGCGGCGTCCCTGATCCGGGCGGTCAGCCCCGCAAGCGCGCCGTCCCCGTAAATCTCTCGCGGATCATGGCGACGGTCATAGGGGAGCGGATGGCGACACTCCATGAACTGATGACCGTCTACGACAGCGAAGACATGCTCCTGATGTGGGAAGCGGCCATGGTCACAGCGTACAACAAGGGTTGAGGCCACCATGGCGAACGTCATTGACAGTCTAGTCATTCAGCTTGGCCTTGACGGGCGGGGAGTTGCCAAGGGGGCGCAGCAGGCTTCCAAGAGTCTGGATCAGGTCGAGCGCAGCGCCACCAAGACGCAAAGCGCCCTGACAGAGAGCGGCAAGGCGGCGGCGGACGGGTTTTCCCGCGCCCGCACGGAAGCCCTTGCTCTGCTGGCTGTCTTCACCGGTGGGCGGACGCTCAAGGCGTTCACGTCAGAAATCACCCGGTCCAATGCCGAACTCGGCTATATGGCCCAGAGGCTAAACCTCGACCCGCGCCGCCTGTATCAGATGCAGCGCGCGGTCATGGCCGTAGGCGGATCGGCGCAGGAAGTCGGTGCCTCCTTTCAGGCAATGCAGGGGATGCTCGTTGATCCAGCGCAGGCCGGGAACCTCCAGCGCGTCATGGCCCAGCTTGGGGTCACGAACTATACGGACCAACGCGGCCACATCCGGCAGGATATCCTCCGGCAGCTCAACCGCTCCACGCAGGGGATGGATCAGGGCGTCAAGAACACCCTCCTGTCCCAGCTTGGTATCGGGCCTGGCGAAATCAATCTGATCGACCAGACCACGGCCGCGTTTGATAAGCTGCAGGACCAGTTCCGGAACACAGGACCAACGTCAGATCAGGTTCGAGATAGCCAACAGCTTCTCAAGGACTGGGTTGACCTAACCACGACAACGGAAGGGCTTGGGCGCGCGATCCTAGGCGACCTGAGCCCGGCCATTGACGGCGTGGTGACAAAGATCACCGCATGGGAGAAAGAGAACCCGGACCTTGCCAAGCATATTGGTGAAATCACGCTTGGCGTAGTGGCCCTCGGGACGGCGCTCGGGGCGGTAGGAACTGCCGTCACCGGCATCATGGCGATCCGGGGCATCAAGGCCCTGCTCATGGGTGGCGCCAATATCGAAGCGCTACGGAGCGCGGCCTGCGGTTGTGAGTGCGAGGGCGGGCCAGCGGGCGCCGCAAAGCGCGCAGGACAAGCCACCGAAGCTGAGCGCATGGGCGGCGGGAAGCTCTCTCCGTATCTGGCAGAAGGCACGGATGCGGCAGGCGGCCACCTTACTCTAGGCCGTGCTGCGCTTCTCGCCACGCGCCTGACTGGCTGGGGCGCAGTTGCGTATTCGGCCCTCCATGCGGACAGCCTGAATAAAGGCGAGAGTGCCGCCGTGGACCGCCTCCGGGCACGCGGCGCGTTCGGCTCTGATCCGTTCGGGGCATACGCGCGCAGTGTGGCCGGGATTGAGGGCGCACGCTATGACCAGATGGGCGGCGCGGGCGGCAAGTACGCCGGGAAATACCAAATGGGTGCCGGGGCCATTCAGGACGCTGCACGTCGCCTTCATGAAGCTGTCCCGACGCAGGACCAGTTCCTCCATGATCCGGCGATGCAGGAGCGGTTCTTCAAGGCGTACACGGAGCAGAACGCCGCCGTGCTCAACTCCAAGAGTGCAGATTTCCGTAACGCCTCGCAGACGCGCCAGTATGCCATCCTCGCCTATGCTCACAATCAGGGCGCGGGCGGGGCTCTAAACTGGATGCGGACCGGTCAGGTCGGTCATGATGCGTTCGGAACTGCCGGGACACGCTACTCCGATGCGGCAACTGCTGCCATCCGGGCGCAGGGTGCAGCCGGAAACATCACGCACACAACGGAAGTCCATGTGGGTGACGTCCACATCCACGCGAACACGGACAACCCGCAGCAGCTTGCACGCGACTTCCACCAGGAACTCCGGCGCACCCTCCCACTCATCAACGCGCAAGGACAGACCTGATGGCATTCCCGACCGTATCTCTCCCGTCGGTCTGGGATATCCCGGTCGCGGCTGGCGTCCCTGCCCTGCTGGGGCAGTCCATCAGCGCGGGTGTGGATGCTTCAGCCTCTACCGCACTCGCAGGCGTGGCCGAGAATTACATTACCTCGCAGACCGCGAAGCAGTGGGGGATATTCGATTCCAGGAACACGCAGCTTCTCACATCTGGGCGCGTGATGGGGATCGAGTACGAGAACAGTTACATGGTCTCGGATGCTCCACTGGAGGGTGGCGCTTTCGCGTCCTACAACAAGGTGAAGGTGCCGTATAACGCGCGGGTCATCATGGTGTGTGATGGCTCGGAAACTGGCTCGGACGGGCTCCTATCCGCCATTACCAAGCTGATCCCCAATCTGTCAGGCAAGACCGGGCAGCATGTCAGGGCATCTTTCCTATCCACGCTCGAAAGCGTTTGCGCGGACACGAACCTCTATTCCGTAGTGACGCCAGAGTTCACGGCGGTGAACGCCAACATCCTCGGGTACCGCTGGCGGCGCGAAAGCCGAAGCGGGGTGACCATGCTCATGGCGGAGATCATGATCCGGCAGATCCGCAATACCGGGACGGCAGCTTATACGAACACAGCGCAACCGCAGGGTGAACAGGCCGTCCAGAACGGGACGGTCCAGACCACCACGCCTTCAACGGCCGTGAATGATGCGGTTGCGGGGGTTATGGTATGAGCACCATCACGCAAATCCCCCTCACCTCCACAGCAAGCCAGACCCTCAACGTCGTCCTGAACCAGCAGCTTGTCCGGTTGGACATCTATCAGCGCTCCACTGGGCTCTACATGAACGTCTGGCTGAATGACGTGCAGGTCGTGGCCGGAGCCATCTGTCAGAACCTGAACCCGGTGGTCCATGCGGACTATCTGGGCCTTGGGGGTGATTTCGTGTTCGTGGATACGCAGGGCAGTGACGATCCGACCTATGATGGGTTGGGTGGGCGGTATGTGCTGACTTTTGTGGCGACCGGGACCTGAGCACGCCACCCGTCCCCGGAGTCGGGTCAAACTTGGGGAGATGGGGGAGTGAGGCGCTTTTCAAGCGAGACCACTTTCTTTTTATTCGCAGCAGTCGGAAAAAGGCCCGCAAGTTCAACCGCGCATTGATACGCTTCGTTTGGGCGCTTCAATCTCTCGAAGATAGTAATCTTGGCCTCTAAAGCTGATTTTTTGTTCCATTTCTCTTCTGAGAACGGTGCTGGATGAGCGTTTTCTACGCAGATAAGCAGCTCTTCTAAAAGGGCCGTATCGGTGATGGCTGGCTTGAATTTGAGAATTTTATCGACACGCCCACAAACAATATACAGATTTCCTCTATGGAGTTCAGCATCGATATAAGACTTCTCGTCGTCGATCTTACCAGAAAACGAAAAAGAGAACGCGCCCAATTCTTGATCTGACAAGATTATTTTCTTTGTTTCTGGAATTATCTTTTTAATATCCCGTAATTTGTATTCATTATTAATAAATGACGCTATCTGCCCTCCATCATTTACAGAGAACAAAGCGATTTCGGATTTGTGATTAACAGTCGATCCAATAATCGCACACACTTTTCCATCGTCTGATATGGCGCTGGAATTAAAAATTCCTGAAAGAGTTAAGCGACGCACTTGCCCGGTAGACGCAAGATATAGCGTAGACGTGTCGCATGTCTTATTTTCTTTGGTCCAATTAGAATGTACTAAAGAAAAGTTTCCAGAATTAGATAAGCAAAAATCATGAGACTGAAGGCCGAAAACATCTTGAGGGTAGGGAAAAACGCGCTTGTTATCGTGGAATAAAAAATAATTCGATGCAGTTTTTTCGTGGATTATATCTAATTTCCACCGGCCGTCTGGCGATATGGCGAGATAGTCAGGCGCATTTTTCATATCTGACTGCGATACAGTTACTTGGAAAACGCCCTTATTTTCTTTCTTAAAAAACTTTGGCCACTTCATCTCTTCTGCCCTCTCATTTTTGAGAGGGTGCGGGTTCAGAAAGAGTCGCGTCAATCCGTCACTGCTTCCAGTTCCTTTTGAATCAGACGGTGGATTATTTAGTCGCCGCTGCTAAGCGCTCGGACAGCAGTAACAACGCCTGTTTTTCATCTTCATTCATTGCTCTCCACATCTTGACCAGAGACTCCTCCGTAGAGTCCAGACCTTCGGAGGCTGGAACGCTCGCAATCAGCCTGCCTTGCAATGACGCATCAAGCCTCTGCACAATTTCTGCGTTCATCGAATGCGAGCGTTCGTCCGCAGCATCCTTGAGAGCATCAAGAAGGGCCCGGGGCATGCGAATTGAAACTGATAACCGCTGTTCTGCCATGCCGGATGGATAATCCATTTTAGGCGCACATTCTAGTTGCGCCCAAAATGGATGCATGCAATAGAGATGGTGCGCCTACATTGGGCGCACATAGGAGAGCAACATGGCCGTCACAAGAGGCATAACATTCCGCCTCGATCTTGATCTCATAATCGCCCTGAAAGTACGAGGGGCAATGAATGATCGAAGCGCGAACGGTGAAATTTCGGCAATTTTGAAGGAAGTTCTGAAAACAGAAAAGGCACCGGACCCCGCCCTGGAAAGCAAGTCCGATGCCTCTCAACAGTGATCTGGAGAACACCGCGATGTCAGAAGTTATCACGAAAGCCGCTGAAGGCTCAAACGTAATCGCTCCCGCCATGCACGATGGCGAACTTCGTATTCTCGACACCGATCTTGCAACGCGGCTGGGGTTCGCCAAGCCGACCAAGATCCGCGATCTGATCAAGCGACACTTTGGCAGTCTTGAGAAAATTGGTACTGTCCCCACCGTGGGGACAGTGATCCGAGGACAGCTCGCTACCGAGCATTACCTCAACGAAGAACAAGCTCTCTTCATCACAGCGAAGTCCGAGACAGCAGCGGCAACGAAGATCACCATTGAGATCGTCACTCAGTTTGCAGCGCTCAAACGTGGTGAAGTTGTCACACCGGTAGTCCCAACCACCTTCCGCGAAGCTCTGCTCCTCGCAGCCGACCAACAGGAGAAGATCGAGGCACAGGAAAAGGCTCTTGCAGTCGTCACTCCTAAAGCCGCCGCCCTCGACCGCATCAGCACGGCGGACGGTTCATACGGCCTGACGGAAGCAGCGAAGATCCTGCAAGTGAAGCCCAAGGCGCTGATCGCGTTCATGGCCACGTCGCAGTGGATCTATCGCCGGAACAACGCGAAAAACTGGCTGGCCTATCAGGCCAAGATTGATGCCGGATATCTCTGGCACAAGATCGCCACCTTCACGGACCCGAACGGAGAGGAAAAGACCCGCGATACGGTGAAGGTCCTGCCGAAAGGTCTGGCAAAACTGGCCCAGATCGTGCCGGGTGCGAAGATTGATCCGGACCTGATGCAGATGGAGGTGCCCCCTTTCGCCAAGAAGCCGGAGCCAGCGTCATGAGCGCGCTGGCAACCCGACAGGACGCGCGCGTCACAGGCGCAGTCATGGTGAACGGGGAAATGCTGTGCTTCGACGCAACGGACTACGATCTGGAGCCCGGCACAGAAGCTGTGGTCATCGGGACGAAAGGCGAGATCTATGTTGCGCCTATCGCAGAGAACCATCCGGAAGACAGGGCGCGGCTGGCCCGCATTCGCTGCGCTTTCATCCCGTATGTGTCCGGCTTTTACTCCCCCGGAGTGCCGGAATTTCTACAGGTGAAGGTGCTCGGGCGATATGTGCCTATGCCCTTCCCTGTTTCGGGGAGCGCAAAAAAGAGTGCAGTCCGGGCGTTAGAAGCCGCCTGACTACGGAGCCGCCCTTCACTGGGCGGCTTTTTTGTGCCTGAAAGAACCACCGAATGAGCGAAACAACCACGGTCACGGCATCGCGCCGCAAACCGAGCTTCACCAAGAAGCAGATAGACGTGTCCTTCACCGTCCCGACCGGGGCTATCGGTCCGGGGAGCACGGCAGACAAGGTGACGCTTTCGGGGCTCCGGGCGCGTGCGACGGTGACGAACGCCGGGATGCTCACCGGCTCCCAGCTCTCCCTTCGCATTGAGGGAATGACGCTCGCCATGATGAATCGGCTTTCGGTGGTTATGGCGATGACGAATACCAGCAACCAGACGAACACCCGCTTTTCAGGCGCGACGGTTCAGGTACAGGCGGGCGACGCAGGCGGGACGCTCTCGACGATCTTTCTGGGCGACATTGCGGAAGCCTTCGTAGACTTCTCCGGCGCCCCGTCTGTGGCGTTTCAGGTGCTGGCTTATGACACACTTGAGTTCAAGCTGAAGACGGCCGTCCCGACAAGTTACGGCACTCCTACTCCCGCCGCGACAATCTTCAGCGAACTGGCGGCCAAGGCTGGACTGACCTTCGCAAACCACGGCGTGAAACAGACGATCAATTCGTTCTATGAGGCGGGCGACCTCATGAAGCAGATCGACAAGCTGGCGCATAGCATCCATGCGGTCTATCGCGTCGATACAGTGACCGGGATGCTCCATGTCTGGGGGCGATCAGATGACGGCACGCAGAGCAAGACAACCGTCAAGCTCAGCAAGGCTACCGGTCTCGTAGGATACGCCGCCTACAACCAGAACGGCATCGGCGTGACCGCGTTCTTCAACCCCGCGCTCCAGTACATGATCCCGTTCCAGCTCGTGAGCGAGTATCTCCCGGAAGGCTGGGTCAACAATCAGATGGGCCAGAGCATCCCGCAAATGCCGTCCTCCGGGCTATGGAAGCCTACGATGGTCACGCATGACCTCGCGGCTGAATTGCCGAATGGCCCGTGGTTTACCCAGATGACCGCGATCCGCGCGGACGTCCCCCAAGCAAAGGCATTCTGATGTCGGACTCACCTTCCTTTGTTGGCATTACGCAGGGCAACACTGACGCCAGCGCGATTGACGCGGCCGTGCGACGCAACCTGTCTGACCTTGGCACGAACGTCCTGGTCCAGGTGTCCGCCGTACATCCCGGTAATGGCATCGTCGGCACTGTGGACGTCACGCCCATGGTCCACCAGCAAACCAGTGACGGGACTGCTGTTCCGCATGGTACGATCTATGGTGTGCCGTACCTGCGCATTCAGGGCGGAGCATGCGCCGTCATTGTGGACCCGGTGGCTGGTGATATCGGCTACATCATCATTTCCGGCCGCGATCAGTCGAACGTGGTTGCGACCCGCGCCCCTGCCCTTCCCGGCAGCTTCCGCCAGCACTCCATGGCCGATTGCGTTTATGTGGGCGGGTTCCTGAACGAGGCGCCGACATATTACCTTCAGGTCACCGGCGGGGCCGTCAATCTTGTGGCGCCCATGGCGCAGGCTTCCGAAAACCTGCAGGTTGCCAACGGCGCCACTGGAACATTCACAACCAATACCGGGCTCACGATTACTGTTCGCTCCGGCATAATCACGAATATAGGATGACCTATGGGACAGCCACAGGGAAGCTCTTTTGACGCAGCTTATATCGACAGCCTCACCAAGCAGGTGGAGGGCATAAGCGTCTGCTCTGAACTTCAGGAGTTTATGTCCGATGTCGTGGCTGATCTGAACCGGCAGCTTGACGCGCTAAAAGCGCAGATGGAGGCCCTTGCTCCCATTGCAAAGCTTCTCGAAAACCCGGCGGCGGAACTCCCCAAAATTGCGTCATGGATTGGTGATTTTATCGAGGGCGTTCTAAAGCCTATGTATCAGCCACATGTCACGATGGCATCTCAGATTGAACAGACTATAGCGGCTGTTTCGAAGCTGGAAGCGGCCGTTGTAGCAAAGGCCGAAGAGATCGGATCATGCGCGGTGACAATGCCCTCGCTTAACCAGACAACCAGCAGCGTTCAGTCCGGTTCAGGTACGACGTCCACCCCGGAATAGCCTTGTACTTGGGCCCAGAACAAACTACTGTCCAGATAAATCCCCAGACGAGCGCGTTGCGCGGGATATTCCATGACATCGCTGCTTCTCGACCGAACGACGTGGGATTTTGTCCTAGACGCGAACAGCAATCTTGCCGTGTGTACAGAGCCGTATTCCGTCCTTCAGGACGTTGCGTGCGCGATCCGGACATGGCTTGGCGAGTGCTGGTATGACACCAGTCTTGGCCTACCTTATGACAGCGGCATTTTTGATGGGATTTCTTCCATCCCTCTGCTTCGGTCACAGGCTGAAGAAGCGGCCATGACTGTCCCAGGTGTTGCGGCGGCACAATGCGCCCTCATCGGCCCGCGCGATGACCGATCCATCGGCGGCGTCATCGCCGTAACCCTCACGACAGGAGAGACGTCCAGTGTCCAGTTCTGACGCCACCACGTCTGTCCCTGCCTGTTCCCTGACAGATGCCGGGTTCGTGGCTCCCGCAGAAACGGACATCCTCGCCGGCGTTCAGGCCGACATCACGGCGGCTCTGGGTGGCAAAGCCAATCAGGCACTGACGACACCACAGGGCCAGCTCGCCATGAGCGAGACCGCAATCATTGGCGATTGCAATGATCAGCTTCTGGCGGTCTTCAATGGCGTTGATCCGCGAACGGCTTTCGGCCGGATGCAGGACGCCATCGGATACATCTATTTTCTGACACGGAACGCGGGCGAAGGCCGGGCGGCTTTCGAGGCACGCAGACAGGCCAGCGTCGAGAAAAACAGCGTTGGGATGAATGGCTCTATCCTCGGGGCCATTCTGGACATCGACAACGTGACGGACGCCTATGTGGTGGACAACCCGAACGGCGTTGCGGAGACCATCGGAGGTGTCACGGTCAACGCGCACTCTCTTTTCATCTGCTATGCGGGAAGTGGCGTTGACCCGTCGGCTGTTGCCCTCGCTGTTATCAGCCGGAAGTCCAATGGTTGCGGCTACACCGGGACGAGCAGCATTGTCGTTCGCGATCCCGCGCCAGCCTTTAATGGCAACGGGCCGACGTACACGGTCCTTTACAATGAGGCCGTCAGCACGCCCATCTATTTCAACGTCACAATCGTCAATTCCAGTTCTGTCCCAGCCACTGCGCTTGGGCAGATCCAAGATGTCATCATCGCGGCGTTTTCGAGCGGAACGTCTCTCCAGCCCCGCATCGGCGCTACCATCTTGGCGTCCCGCTATTATGCGTCGGTCATTGCTATCGGTGACTGGCTGGAACTGGACAGTATCACGATCGGGACCGCGGCGGGGGCTGGCAGCGATCGGATTGACCTGAACATCAATCAGACCCCCACCGTCTCGGCGGCCACGATCACGATGACGCTGGTTTGATATGCAGAATGTCAACGAGACCATCCTCGCGCAGTATGCGAACAGCCCGTCCCTCTGCACTATTATTGACGGCTTCAACCAGGCAGTTGACCCGGCAGCCGCGGTAGACGCTTGGTATGATAGTGTATGGAACCCCCGGACAGCGACCGGATGGGGGCTGGACGTCTGGGGCAGGATCGTAGGCGTCAGCCGCATCCTCTCCGTCCCGGATGCGGAGTTCTTCGGATTTTCGGAGGCGTCCCCGACGGCTTTGACGTTCGGGCAAGGCATCTTCTACAGCGGGACCAATACGTCATCCAGCTACGCTACGACGGACGATGTATTCCGGAATATGATCTTCGCCAAGGCGGCGGCCAATCTCTGGGATGGGTCTATCACCGGTCTCAACGCCGTTATGATGACCCTGTTCGGCGACAAGGGCCGGAGCTATGCGACCGACAACCAAGACATGACGATGACTTATGTGTTCGAGTTTTCACCTACGGATGTGGACCGAGCCATAATCGCCTCTGGGATACTCCCGCGGCCTTCCGGCGTCAGTGTGGCTTATATCTTCACTCCCTTTATCGACACTGACACCGACTTTGGCGGGGACATCCTCTAATGCAGCAGTCTGATTTCCCCTCCAAGATCGTCATTCCTTTTGCGGGAAGTGCCGGGAACGCTTATGTACGCGACATCCCGGAGACGACGACGGACGCGACAGCCGCCTCGTTTGAGCAAGGCTTCCCTCCCGACACGTTCACGCCGACTTCAGCCGGAGGCGTCCCGCCCAACGGCATGGATATGAATGGCATCCTGCGTTTCATTACAGGCCTGGTCCGCCAGTATTGCCTTGGCGCGATCCCCGCCTATGACGCGTCCTATCAGACGGCTGTAGGGGGATATCCGAACGGGTGCGTAGTGCAGGACGCTTCTACGGCGGGCGTTTACTGGCAGTCCGCGGCAGATGCGAACACAACCACGCCGGGAACGACTGGCGCAAGTTGGGTCCGGAGTGACCGGTACAAGGCGACCCCAAGCACCCTTGTTCAGACATCCAGCACAGGCAACTTCACCGTACCGTCTGGGGTGTATTCCATCCGGTTCCGGCTCCGTGCTGGCGGTGGCGGCGGCGGTGCGGGCGGAGGAAACTCCACGTCTGCCGTGTCTGCTGGCGGTGGCGGAGGTGGCGGCGGGTGGCTTGAAATCGTCATCGCGGTTCAGCCGGGCAACGACGTCTCATGGGTCGTCGGTGCTGGCGGCTCTGCTGGCGTCAATAATGGCACATCGGGCACGACGGGCGGGGATACGATCCTATACGTCTCGGGGACAGAAGTGGCCCGCGTCACTGGTGGCTCCGGAGGAGCGAACGCGACTGAGGGAGGTGTTGGCTCCGGAGGTAATGGCGGGACATCCAAGGTGACAACTGCCGTTGGCTATTCCTCGCAGGATGGCGCAGGCGGCGGATATGGCATCTATGCAGGTGTCAGTCAGGGATGGGGCGGCATTGGCGCTTCGTCTTTCGGCAAATCCTTTGTGCAGGTCACCGGTCAGAACACCACCGGTATTTCTGGCCAATCTGGCGGCGGCGGATCAGGTGGCACGGGAACCAGTAACGGCGGCCCAGGCGCAGCCGGTGAGGTGATTTATGACTTCTGAGGTCTATGCCGTCTATCTGACGGCAGCCACGTCCACTCACCCGGTAGGGTATGTGGTCAATAACGTCGTGTGTGACAGCGCCGCAACGCCTACGGTTTCAGCAGGACAGGCTGTTGTCACCGACCCGGACCGGAAATACCCGATCGGCAGCACCTATCCGGGGACGACGTCATGACATGGACCCCGTGCCAGCGCATCGTTCGGGCTGACGTTCCACCCGCTTTCCGTATCCGGGGGATTGATCCGTGCAGGGTTCTTTGCTGGCCGAATGCGGCGCTCGGATCGGGGGCGGATTACAGCGTCGATTTTTCGGCAGTTCTGTGTTGCGAGGATCTGATCCGTGAAGCTGCGTTTTTGACAACTGGTGGGACGGTGTCCTGGGTCAGTGTTTTCAGTGGAACCCTGGCAACGGTCTGGATCACATGGACGGTTCCTGGCGCTCAGTCGATTGAGGTTACGATCCTAACTGCCTCTGGGGCAACGATCACGCTCGATATCTCAATTCTTGTGCGCACCGAGGGCGCCCTCCTTAACGGCGACCCTCCGGCATGCCCGCCCAATACCTTGATACTGTCTGATGGCACGGTGCTCGAGACAGCTTCCGGCGCTCAGATCCTGACAACCTGACGGAATCAAACATGTCTGGAACTACAATCACGGCGGCCGCCACTAGCGGCACGCCGCAATCGGCGTTGCCTCAGGCGGTATCCTGCTCGGACACCGATTTTCTTATTGCGCTTATTTCCGGCAAGTCCATGAACCTGCCGGTTTCTGTTCTCATGGAGCAGATCCTTTTAGATGCAGATTTTTCAAGCGCTATTGCAGAAGCTCAGACATCTGCCGCGGCGGCAGATGCCACCTACCAAAAAACAGCCGCGCTCTCAGCCAAGGTCGCAGCGATCTATGACGGATGGCAGGCGCAGGTCGGCGCTCAGGGTGTCTACGTGGATGAGAACGGCATCGTCCGATCGATCCCGAAAACCCGGGGTTCCTTACCTTCCGATGTGACCCTGAACGGCGATGTGTACATGGCGGGTGAGACAGCCCTGCCGGCAGGCCTGTCTGATAATGGCGGCGTCATCATGACGGACGGCTCTGTCTATTTCCCCGGAACATTCTCGAATGGCGGCGTGCTGTCCGTCAATCCCAACGCAACTGGAGCGTAAATCATGCCTATAGCAACCGGCAACCCCATCTTCGTAACCGTTGGCGGCGATGCCTCCGCAGCAACGGCCACATATACTCCTTCTGGAGCCACAACTGCCCAGACCGATACACTCGCTACTGTTGCGTTGAATGCGAGTGCGGCTGCGGCAAATGCGAGCGCCGCGAACGAAACGGCCAACGAAGCGAAAGACGCTGTAACGTCTCTCGCCGCCAATACGCTGACCAGTGACAGTATCGGCGTACCCAAAGGGGTAGTCGGCATCGCATCCGATGGTTCCGTAACCGTTCCTACATCGGCATCAAATGCGGTAGCCAGCTTGAGCATTGGTGATGCATCCGCCGGGCAATCTTACCTGCGTTTCTTTTCGGGCGGTACGAACGACGCTTATCTATGCAACTGGACAGCCGGATATATTGCGCTCCAAGCGAGCGCCCTCCATCCCGATGCATCAGAACCATGCTCGCTTGGGAACTCCAATAACGCCTGGGCAGGGATCACGTCCCAAACTGCCGTTGATGTTGTTTCTGACCTCAATGACAAAAATGTCGTTGGTCAGATTGGCGCGATCCCTGACACTGTCGAAACTACGAAGCTGCTGGCCGTTTGGGATGCCATCCAAGGTTATGTTTATACTCTGAAA